CTAGGATTTAGACCCTTCGGTCTAGATTGGGATATTACTCACTTCTTCATAGAAGAAGGGAGACAATAGCCATGTGGATGTCCTCGACGCCGGTTTAACCCGGTATCGACCCGTATCGGTTCGTCGGAATGCAGTTTTGACTGCATCCGTTGGTTCGGTACGGTCCATAGTAGCATTAAGCCACAAAACGTAACCTCCATCGAGATTATCGATGTCTTTTGTAGTCACAGGCAAGAGCCTGCGACTCGGGAGATCTGGTGTTACCAGACACCCCTTGAAAGAAAGGTCACGTCCACCCCAAAGTGTAGGAGGAACCAAAGATTTAAGCTTAGCCCAAATCTCATAACAGTCGGGATCGAGAATTTGATAACTCTCTAGTCCCGCCCACTGACGAACCTGGTTACCCAGATGAATCAGGGACACAAGGTCTGTCACTGGCGCCTTAACATAAAAGGGTGTGATGTCATGGCCATTATAATAATGACCACCACACGATTCCCTGAAGGGGCCTTCCCAAAATGACTTCGAGGTATTGACCGAGAAGCCAAAATATGAAAGGACACTTATAAGATCGTGCGCAAGGCCTGTGGGAACAATAATGTCATCCCCATAGACACTTATGACACCAGAGACGCCGCGGAAATAAGCGGTGGTTCGCGCTAAAACATAGAAGAGTAAACTCTCGAGTTCGAACGTGAAACCATTTCCCATAGAGGAAAACATCTCATTACGGTGAAGTTCACCATCAATCTCCGTTACCGGAGATCTGACCTGGTTCAAAATTGAGAACCAAATGTCAGGAAGGAAGAGCTCGACCAATCCACTAGTGATAGAATCACTGGCGGATGAAAGGTCAAGAGTGGCCAAAGAACCATCGATTGACCCTTGACGGGCTAGTCTTTGGTTAATGGTCTGATCGTTAAGATCAATACCTTCACGGCGTAGGGATTTCCGGATGGATGACCCTAAGCCTTTTTGGATGAACATATTGAGGTCAGGCTCTTTACAAGCGCAACGATCAATATCCGTCGTTTTAGGGACAGTAAACATGATATTGCCGGGGACGATTCGGATTTCCGAATCCCCTCGGAGCTGAAGCCAAACCGGCAGATCATCGAGTAGAGACTCGAAGAGCGGCAGGGCGTCTTCAGTAATATCAGCTTTCCCAATGTACTTTTGAGCTGGATGGCTCGCAGTACGTGGACGACTCGTCGTTGCACCACCGCTGAAAATTCCTGTAAGGGAATCCCACGTTGGCATGGCGCCGAGTATTCTCTCAGTCAGAGCTCTTCCGAAGAGCACAAATTCACGCCACGATATATGAGGGAGGATGTTATAGTCCTCAATCGTGTGTTCAATGCGTAAATTTGTCTCTCGGTTCTTCTCTTCTGTTGCCAACCATTTGGCCACAGCCCGTTCGATACGAATATCGGCCGGGGCCGTGTCGCTAGACACGAACTTAGAGAAACATTGCTTTCGCAGGTAGTCATTCCGAGGATTACTCCTCAGGTTGAACAACCACGGGCGCAAGAGTAGACTGAGATCGTCGGGCAGGCGTGAATTGGAATCGTGTAGACGATTCCGAATTTGCCTCTTTCGTTCTTTCAATTCGGTTCTCCGTAATTGAAGGACGCTCTGATCGTAAGAACAGAACAACCAGCACACTTAAAGTAAGTGCTAGAAAGGCCACCATTGCCAAGATGACAATACTGACCAGGGGAAAAGATCCCCTACGCGAACTAGCCATTTCTGGTTAGTAGACGCCCTGGAGTTTCACCAGGGTGTCGTTGACAAGAGTCTTCGACGCATCAAGCGCCGAGGACAACATGCCGACGGCATCTTTCCGTTCCTGTTCAGTCGACGACTTGTCGAACGTGAACACGACGTCGGCGCGCGCAATGCGCACGACGAAGGGGCTTGCCACACCATTGATGGTCTGGGTCTGCACCACGGGAAGCGTCAGCCGAACACGCCCTTTATAGGCGCCGGCCGCGGTTTTCGAAAGACCGACGGTAGCTTCATTGTTACCGATCGGTACACCCGACGACTCGACGACACGACCAACTCCGTTGGAATCAATATCCGCAGGGGTGAACGTGTGGTTGACGGGAGTCGCCGCCCTGTCTGTGAGGACAAGGTTCTGCAATTGAGGCATGATAGTCTCCATTGTTGAGTCGCGTAATTGCGACGAGAGCCTTACCCAGGCAGAGGTGTCCCAGATCTCTAAGAGACCGGGACAATTAGTCTCATCCAACCAACACCGAATCATCGGCGAAGCTGGGTAAGCAGCGCGATTGCACTGCCAACATGAGACGTTGAGAAAGGGCTCTTGACATACGGTTTAGGGAACGGAAGACTTGACATAACGTCGCGTCTCATTCCAAACCTGTGGATATCCACAGGTACGGGTGAATCCACAATAGGATACCTCCGTGACTGCAGTGTAAGCTTATTGCTGCACTGACAGACCGTAAGCCAGGAACCGGCGAAAAAGTTGAGATCTTTCATCACTGAAAGAGCAGACAGCACGTCACCGACTGGAATAACCCAATCGACAACAAAACTCCAGGGTGTGACTTCCCAGAGAATGCCTAACGGATCATCAAGACCTGTCGCTAGTGCGGCAGTCCTCCATGAATCCGGGTTGCAGGTTACCCAAAGTTGAACTTTGGATATTCGCTTACCCCGACTCTCGCAATAGCCAGAGGCCATGTCGGTCCCATTAAAGGGAAAGGATAAGTCGAAATCGTCAATATACGTTTTCTTGGCGTGTATTAACGGTAACATCTTTGGAATCCCCTCCTTAAGAAGGTTCATCCCATCATAAATGTCTCCCATAAGAGGAGCCCATCCGTACTTCCATTGGAGGTAGTTGGATGCGGGAAGCTTCAGCCGATCTTTGCCACGAAGGCCGAGATCGTCAGCCATAGCCAGAAAGTTTCCTTTCCGGGCATGACGAAGGAGCTTCACAAGTGTGATAGCCGACTTAGCAACCATATCTGCAGCTTGTGTAGCCTCAGCTAAGGCGTTACCAATTGATGCCTTTTGATTTTTAATCTTAAGGTAGCACTCGACGATAGCTTGATCGAGCCGATTGTTATCAACAACCGGGTCTCTCCCGCTAAAGAGGGGTGCCATGGACGTGAGTCCAGGCCAATTGGTAGTGAGCACTGACATAGGAGCATCACACCGGGTTGTACGACCGTCACCATGGTAGGTTACGGTCTTAAACATCGGGTTGGTTCTCTTATAAACAGTTCTTCGATAGGAAGAAGGCATCTTAAAACAGTTCGAACCTTGTTTATTAACCCATAAGGGTTTTACAGTGTCCGATTTGTAGGATTCCTCCTCCAAGACGAAGTTATTCCCTGTCCATATCGATCCGTCAGGATTGACGCATCGAGTAGGGCGGTTCGGCGAAGACTGGTACAAACCAGGCTTATTCGATATCGCAGGAATGCTCACACAAGTTCTCCATTAAACGAGTAAAACTCGTCCAACTTGCCCAGTTAGGGCTAACTAGGAAATTCCTAGCTACTTAGGACTCATTTCACAAAGGGCTGCCTCAAGGCAACCCAATGAGGCCAAAGTAGACCCAACCCTCGAAAGAGGG